TATTTAAAAACATTAATAGCTTTCTTTCAATTGCTTTTGTTTTCTCTTTCGTATTCATATTCGTTATATAATCTTTTCATTGTATCAACTAAACCTTTAACACAAGAACCGCAGCTGGAAGTTTTACGATTTGTTTTAAACACCCTATTGTGAATCTTTAATAGTTCTTTTTGTTCTGGACTGTTAACTACATTTTTATTAATACTAAAGAATCCTTTTAGATATATGTACTCCTCTTCTGTTAAGCATTCAGGGTCTTTGTAAGGAAACATAGAATTTAGCTTTTTCTTTCTTGCATCGCATCCGCAGTCCTTTCCAAGTTTGTCAAATATCCAATCAGTAGCTTGTTTTATACCTGTAGCCTTTGTAACCTTTTCTATGCTATCGCCTAAACCTTTACTTTTCATTTTTTATGTATGCTATTTTTAATAATACTAAATAACCAATTAAATCACTAAGCGTATCTTCTGTCTTATCGTTTAATCCTTTGTTTTTTATCCTTGCTAACTTGTCATCTATTCTAACTTTGATTGCTTCGGTAGAATCTAACTTGCTAAATATATTAGAGGGATTGTTTGCAGTATCTCCGTAGGCTGCGTTCTTTTCTAATAACAAGTCTATAACTTCATTACCTATTTTTTTAATTAAGTATTCAGTCTTCATTAATCTTTTTTTTTATTTCTTTAATACAATTGTTTATTGTTCTCCATACTACAACGTGAGATATGTTGGTTGCTGCTGATAGTTTTCTAATACTGTGGAATTTCTTTCTGTATAAATTAAATAGCTTTCTATCAAACCAGTAAAATTCGTCAACTATATCGTCAACCATTTTTTCTATATCTACATAGCTATCGTTGTCAGCTTCAATAATGTTTTTTAAATCTTTTTCAATTAGTATGTCTTTGTCTACTCTTATTGTATCAATGAATATATTGTGCATCATCTTATATATAAACGCTTTATTTAAAGAATCGTTATATAGAATGTCATTAATTTTTACTTTACCGTTATAAATTTTACTATGTAAAGCAATGTAAAAGTCGTGTAGTAAATCTTTTGCTGGCACTTTACTGTTGCTGCTTATTTCTTCAGCCATACTTAACCAAGTAGCTTCATCTCTTACTAATATTTGTAGTATGTTATCTACTTCTGAATTCATCTAACTCAAGTAATATATTTACAAAGTCATCATACTTTAAAGCAATGTAATCATCTTCAAAGTTTTTAGTAAATACAACAACAGGAGTTTTTAATGTTCCCCTTGCATCGCCTTTGCTTTGCTCTAATGCTTTCCAGATGTTTAGCTTTTCTTGGTTCTTGCACTCCCAACTGTATTCAGATAGTATTCCGCTTGTAGTCATTATATCGCCCTTAATGCTTAAGCCTCCACTGTTAGGTGTTCTTCTTATATTGGTGTCAAACTTCTTTGCTAAATCTTTTGCAATTTTCAGCTCGAACCTTTTACCTTTTTGATTTGCGTTTAAACTCATAATTTTTGAAAGTGTTTTCTTATTATTGCTCCAAGTTCAGCGTCATTAGGATATAACCTACACAAAAAATTAATGCTATATTCAACAGGAGTATCACTACTAACATAGTAGTTGTCTTTTGTTTGTCTGTATTCATTTAAACCCCTTTTTTTACTCATTGTAAAATAAATATGCTATAACAGAACCAGCTATAAAACTGATTAAATGTGTTGTAATAATTAATGCTAATAATCCGTTCATTTTTTAAATGTATTAAATTTTTTCTTAAGTTCTACTGTTTCTTGATATGCTTTTACATTTTGCATTGTTAATAATAATTGCTTTTTATTTATTTCATCTATTGTGCTTCTTAGTTCAATAATGCATTTTAAACTACTTTGTAGCGTCTCTACTGCATCTAATTTGCTTTGTGTTACCTTACCCACCTTTAAACCTTCTTGTGCTTTTAAAAGTAATATTTCTAATTTGTTCTTTGTAATTGTATAATCTAAATCTGTCATTGTTTTAAATTCATAGTTAATAAAAATTCATCTCCTAATTCTTTGTCTATCTTTTTAATAGTTCTGTATATCTCTACGCTTTTTCTTTTAACCTCTTCTTTTTCTGCTTTAGTAGAGTCTGTTCCTAAATGTGCATAAAGCGAACAATCTATTTCTAAAAGTGTATCTATTTTTCGTTTATCAGTCCAGCTTTTAAATCCTGTAAACTCTTCTATGTTTTCGTATTTGTATTTCATTGTTTTTGTTTTAGTAAAATTGCATTCATTTTATTTACACCTTTAATATTATTTACAGCAGTCCAGAAATATCTTTCTTCTATAACAGGGTATTCGTCTTTTCTTTCTTTGTAATGAACATTTAAAAGTAATGCATTTTCTAAATCTTTTTCAGATAGTTTTGATTCATATTTAACATATATAATATAAAGATTTTTAAATTGTTCATCATAAAACTCATCTTTAAAATCATAATAGTATTTTACAACTTTATGATATTTATTAAATAATTCATTAATTTTTTTTTCGTTTATTTTTCTTTTCATAATTTATAGTTTTTGTTTTAGTACATTATTACCACCAATTGTAAATCCAAGTCCACCGTTGTAATTAAAACATAGCGGCTTATCTAAAGTGGGTTTTCCTCCAGTTTCTTTGTCTTTAATTTTTTCTACTCTTACTTGTGTCATCATCCAGCTTTCAGGTGAATTAATAAACCTATGTATTGAAAGAAAACTATCGCATCTGTTTGCAAACACTTGACCACCTTCAACATCAGATTTTCTTGGTGGTTGTATATAACCAGCATATTCATGATTCGGTGGAAATACTCTTCTGGCTGATTCTGTCATTGGATGAGTCATTACATATATTGACTTTCCTGTAGTATTGCAAAAGTCTCTTATGTCATTACATATTAAATAATTACGTTCATACTGATTAACTCTTCTGTCGTGGTTTAATCCTGTGAATGGGTCAAGTGCAAATGAATCACAATTACTTTGCTTAAATATTTTTAATAAGTCTTTATGATTGTACATTTTTTTATTACTAACAAAAGTAAACCACTCTGAAATCTTATTGTTGTATTCATCAATTTTAGTTTTACTTAATTCACTTAATTTACATTGTGCATACATTTGAATTAAATCTCTTGTTAATTGACCTGAACTATTTTCTCCTGACCAAATGCACCACTTAACATTGTGTTTAATACTTAAGCATAAAAAATACCATAACATAAAAAAAGTTTTACCAACATTATCTAAGCCAACAATTACTGTAAAGCTGCCACGCTTATGGACATACCACTTGTCAAACTCGTTGCCAATACCTAAACCAGTTTTAATTTTACCTTCCTTAAAAGCGTATAAGTATTTTAGGTTGTCTTCTTTATTAACTATCATTTGATGAAAGTTGTAGTTAGGTAAGGGTCTTTAAACTTAACACCTTTCTCTTTCTCTTTCTCTTCTACTTTACCTTCTACTTCTACTTGTAGCTTAGGGGTTTGCTTACCCCCTTGATTACCCCATTGCTTAGGGTCTTGCGATAGGGCATTGCCAGTCTTAGTTTCATAACCTTTAACTTGGCTATCAATACTATTAGTCTGACTTATATAAGCAAATTTTGCCATTCCTTTTAAATTAGTAGGTTTTACACCTAAGAACTGCCTGTTAAGTAACGCTTCAATAAATTGTAATTTGTCTTTATCTTTTTCTAATTCGTTATAAACATCGTAATAACTTCTAAAAAAATTAAAACCTTTTCTTTTTGTTAGTTTCATAATTTGATTAATTGTTTGATTGGTAATAATATTCCGTTAGATGTGTTTTCATCTCCACCTTTTATATCTCTATTTGTATTTAAATATTCTCTACATAAGTTTTTTAATTTAGTAGTTTTAACAAATATTATATTTTCATTTGACAAAACAAAACAAAACCATTCAGCGTGAGTTGTTGATATTCCGCTTGAACTACCTCTGCTTTTATATTCAATAAAAACATTACCAGTATCTTTAGCTTTAAAATCTGTTTTAACTTCTATTTTTTTATTCGATAACATTTTAGCAACTAAATTTTCACCTTTTAAACCAAGCTGTAAATCGTATTTAAAATCGCTGTTATGTTCCATAATATGCTTTGTGTTTTGCTTCATACTTATAATAAGCAATTAGCTCATCTTCGTTAAGTGATTCTTCTGTATATAGTTTGTCAAAGGTGAAGGACACCTTTTCAATGTCCTCCACTTCTTTTTTAGGTTGTACAAAATCAATATACTTGAAATCTTTCTTTTGGATTTTATATGCCTGTACTAAAGAGATATAACTAATTTTATACCTCTTTGCTATTTCTGGCATTGACACTCCGCTCATCAATAAATTTTGTATATCTGACGAAGTCAAATCCAATGCTTTCAAGACTTTTGATTCTTTCATAATACTTAAAAGGGTAAGTCATTTGAAGTTTCTTTTACAGCAGCTTTTGGTGCTTCTGCATCTGGCTTCCAAGTGTCAACACTAATACTTACATTTTTGTCGTACTGGTCAGGCTCATCTTTTATATTAATATTTAATTTGATAAACTTATTACCATTAAACTCTTGAATGTAATCAGCAAGTTTAGCTGGATTAATAGTGACTTTTAACCATTTGTCATTCATAACTTTGCCACTTCCGCAATATATTGTTTCTTCTTTTTTATTCATTGTTATTTGTTTTTGATTTTTAAAATTTGTAGGTTATTCCTACAGCCACAAAGAACCCCCCTGTAGCTATTGCAAATGTATTAGGATTTAAATTTAAGTTTTGTTTGTGCCAGACTATACTTGTAGTGCCAGCAGTCATTAAACTTAATCCACCTATTATTGCAAGTTTTTTCATAATATTTCTTCTATTTCTGTTTTTACTTCTACTATACTATTTGAGTAACCTTGTGGCTTACCATCCCATTCTAAAAACTTATCAGTATAATGGTCGTAATCCATCCAGCCCTTAAACAATAAACTATCGTCTAATTTATAAACCTGTATATTAAAAGGTGTTGCTGTTTCTATTGCTACAATATAAGCGTCAGTATCTTTGT